GGTTTTTAATTATGCTTTCATTTTAAATTATTTATTTAAAACTGTCAAGCATTTTATAAATCAATTTACCAACTCTTTAACTCGATTAAAAAATAAAAGGAGAAGGTTACATGAGTCAACAACATCGTAAGTGGATTGAGCTTGTGAAAGAGCGCATTGAGAAGCGTGGGTGGTCACAGACTGATCTAGCTATTGTGGTGGGTGTCAGTCCTTCGGCTATCACTCAGCTGTTCAATGTTGGTAAAGGTAGTGATGATTTGAAACTTCGCATTAACAAGAAATTGCGAATCAACGAATCATGGGAGAAATTTGAGGAGTAGGAAATGAACGAAATCACTTTGTCAAACAATTTGGCTCAGTACGATTTTCAGATTAGAAAATTTGAAAATACTCGCCATGAAATTATGTTTGCTCAAATGTATCCGCATCTTAAGAGGCAAGTTGTATTCGGGACTGGAAAAGGCGGGTATAAAAAATGGATGACAAAAAAGTTTACAGTCGATTTTTTTGACGAAGAAAACAAAATCGCTTACGAAATTGATGGAAAGAGCCATAAAACAGAACTTGGGTGGTTAGTCGATAGATTAAAAGACCACTTTATGGCTGAAAGAGATATTTTAGTTATCCATATCACTAATGAACAAGTAGAAAACTCATACAATGAGTGGAGCGGTTTATGGAAGGGAGTTTTTAATGAATTTTTTAAATGAACTATCCGATTTCGACTATTCGCTAGTTAAGACCGAAACAGCACAAAAGTTGAAGGCGTTAAGTAATCAACTTGATGGCATCTATCAAAACTATTCGGTTGTGGTTGGTGAAGTGCTTTACAAAGCACAGCAAGAACTTGCTAGTTATGATGACGGAACATTTCAAAAGTGGGTTTCAAGCAAGGGAATTTCTAAAAGTAATGCCTACAACTACATAAACTCTTATAGGCTTGTCCAAAATTTGGACAACCCAAAGGAAAAAGAAATTTTCTTACAACAGCCAAAATCAATACAATACGAAATGTCTAAACCGTCTGCAAACCCAGAAGTAAATCAAGCCGTATTCAATGGTGACATCACAACGCACAAAGAATACAAAGAATTAGAGAACAAACTCAAACTAAGCAAGCAAGCAAATCGGCTTCTAAGGGACGAGAATGAGAAAATCAAGTCTTCCAAAATCGAGGTTAAGGAAACTATCAAGGAAGTTGTTCCAGAGGATTACAGAGCCACACAGGATCTTAATAAGCAATTGCTGGAAAAGAACAAGGAACTATCTAAAACTGTAAAAGCAATGGAAGAGCGTTCCGAATTTATTGAAAAGCAACTTGCTGAGACACTGACCCAGCGTGAAGAGGTCGACAAGAAATCTGCTCAATACGACGAATTGACACGAGCAATTGAAGAATCACAAGGACAACTTGATAGTGTACAGAAGCAAATCTCAGCTTACAAGAATATCACAAGCCTTTTGCAAAAAGGAAACGACTTCCTTGCAAGCATGGGCGGTCTGATTTACGCAGACGAAGAAAAAGTTCTTCGCGCAGACGGAATCATCCGAAACGAATTTGATAGCTTTATCAGTCGAGGGTTGAGATTTTTCAACGACCTGAATGGCATTCGCAAAGAAAGCAACATTTTAGAAGGAGAATTTGAATGAATGAATTAACGAACCAACACAACGAATTGACAGTAGAAGATACAATGATCCACGCTTTGCAGGAATTGAAAAAACTGAAAGAAGGGCAGTCAGTTCTATCTGCAGATGTTGATTATTTAAAAAATGAGCAACCAGTAAATCCATCGATCTGTTTAGCGCTTGAAAAAATGCGAAAACAGAAAGTTGTCGAATTGCTAGGCGGTAAAGATAGCCAAGCCTACAAAGATCGAAAATTCGCACAGTCAGTATTTTCACAGGCTGCCAAAGACTTCAAGGAATACTTCCGAATCCCACGATATGACTTGCTGAAACGTAAAGACGAAGAACAAGCATTTGACTATTGGGGAAGCTGGGAGCCATCAGCAAATACAAAGCTAGAAATCAAAGCCCGCAACGGACAGATGAGTTTAGTAGGGTGAAGAGGTAAATATGAAAATAAAATTTAAAAAAGAACTTGTTAAAAAACAAGTCCTTATATCAAAAGACGGGAAAACTACTGTAATACTTAGTGATTCGACTATTCACTTTCAAAAGTAATTACAAGTTTACCATCAACAGTATTGAAAATTGGTTTTCTATTAGACCACACTTCATTTTCTTCACTTTTAACTAATAGAACTAAACCATTTTCATGTACCGACAATAAATCAATAAATTTCTCGTTATCTACTGTTGTAGCAAATTTCAAAACAGATTTAGATGATGGATCAACACTGTCTACATCTGAGGTTGAAAAACGATATGGCAAGAAACTTACTTCATTAGGCAACATTTCATTAATGTAATTCATAGATTCCCTCCTTTCATAAAAATTGACAGACGATTTTCATAAGGAGTAAGAGGTCTTATTTAATCGTTTTTTGTCAGTAGTAAGTTAACACAATAATATAGAAAGGTCATCGGTCTTGAGATGGATTTTGAAGATGAAATTATAAAGTTATCTGACTTGCTAATTGAACAATCAGAAACTTATAGTGAAGCTTTGATTAAGTTACAAAAGCTCACAAAAGATATAGCTCATGAAGTAATTTTAAGAGCTATAGAACAAAAGAAAAATAAAGAATAGAAAGGATTAAAAAAATGGTCCTAGAACTATTTGGAACTGAATTTAAAGATAAACTCTTTGAAGAGCTGGTTTCAATCAACATCAAAGCTATGGAAGAAGCTAAGCGTAGATCAAGCAGAAATATTACATGGGTGCCGATCAAACAGCTACAGGAAGCGACCGGATGGGGTAGAACTAAACTAGAAGAATGGAGAGATCAAGGGAAATTCCAATTTCAACAGTCCGGAAAGGGCGGGAAGTATCTCTACAATTTGGAAGATGTTCAGCGATTCTGTCGAAGCTTACAAAAATAAAAAAAGCGCCTTGAGAAAGGCACTTTGAAAGAACTATAAACTAATTATAACACAGGAATTATTTTTATAAAAGAATATTGGAGGAATTAACATGTTAGCAGAAATCTTAGTCGGAGTATTAATCATCGTAGTCCTATTCCAAATGATCATCATCAGCTCAATTAGTGAGCAATGCAAGGAAGCAAAACGAGAACTAAAGAAGATGATCAGTGAACAGCAACGCATCCAAGAAGCACGAGAAGCAATGCGTTTTGGATATCGTAAATAGGAGCAATTTATGGCAGAAAACAACACAATCCTGCCTCATGATATTCTTGCTGAACAAGCGGTAATCGGTTCAATATTTGTCGATCCAGATAAAATCCTAATTGCTTCAGAGTACCTCACAAAAGAGAGTTTTTACAAACTATCACACGGCATTGTCTTTGGAATTATGGAAGATTTATCGGACAAGGGTGAACCAATCGACCCCGTATCTGTTAAATCAGCTCTTGATTCAATAGGAGAATTTGATCGAATCGGTGGGATGGCATTTCTCGCTAGTCTTATCAATGCTGTACCAACCAGTGCTCACATTGAGCATTATGCCAAGGTTGTAGCAGAAAAAGCGAGAGCACGAAAGGTTATTGAAGACCTCAATCAAACGATAGCAAACGTATATGATGGTCAATCAGACTTAAATGACATACTCGTTCAAACTGAGCAAGCATTATCAAACATTGCAAATGACAAGCAGACTGGCTTCCGTCCAATTATTGATGTCATTGATGCCACGCAGTCAATCATTGATGAGCGCTCCCAGCGTGTTGGTGATGTAACAGGGACACCAACAGGTTTTACAGATTTTGACAATATCACGACTGGTCTACATACTGACAATCTGATTATCCTTGCAGCACGACCAGCGATGGGAAAAACAGCTTTCGCTCTAAATATCGCCCAAAATGTGGCAATAAGAGCTGGAAAACCAGTAGCAATCTTTTCCCTTGAAATGGGGGCAGAAAGTCTTGTAGAGCGTATGCTCTCAGCAGAAGGCTCGATTCCATCGTATCATGTCAGAACAGGGAATCTCTCTGAAAGCGAATGGCGCAGGATGATCCTGGCACAAGAGCAACTTGCAAAAGGAAAAATCTATATTGACGATACAGCGGGAATTCAAATCGCTGAGATTCGATCCAGAGCCAAACGCTTGGCTCAAGAGACCGGTGGCCTTGGATTGATTGTAATTGACTATCTTCAACTAATTACTGGTAGAGGTCAAGAAAATCGGCAACAGGAAGTGTCTGAAATATCCAGACAGTTGAAGATTTTAGCAAAGGAATTGAAAGTTCCAGTAATTGCATTAAGTCAGCTATCTCGTGGGGTTGAACAGCGAAACGACAAAAGGCCTGTGCTCTCAGATTTGAGAGAATCAGGATCGATTGAGCAAGATGCCGACATAGTAGCATTTCTCTATCGAGAGGCCTATTACAAACGTGAAGAGCAGGAGGAACCTGATAATGTCACAGAATTAATTCTTGAGAAAAATAGACATGGCAGTCTAGGGACAGTCAAGCTGTTTTTCCACAAGGAATATGCAAAATTTTCAAATGCGGAGGCTTAATATGGTAACTGAAAATCGGAGGTATTATTGGCTACAATTGAAAGACGATTTTTTTAACTCGAAGGAAATGAAGCTCATGAGAAAGCTTCCAGGTGGGGAAGAAATTACAATTATCTACCTGAAGATGATGCTGGCAAGTCTAGCAGAGCAAGGGAAGTTATATTTCGAGGGTCTAGCAGAAGATCTAGCCGAAGAACTTTCTCTTTTGATAGACGAAGATCCAGAAGCAATTAGATTGACACTGATGTTTTTAACAAAGAAAAAATTATTGACTACATCAGACAATTATCAGTTTAACCTTGAACAAGTTCCCGAAATGGTTGGAAGCGAAACAGCAAGCACCCGTAGGTCTCGCAAGCATCGAGAGAACCAAAAAGCGTTGCAATGCAACACCGACGCAACAAAAGGCAACGGAGATATAGATATAGATATAGATATA